CTAAGGGTTTACTAAGTTGGACTCCGTTGCGGTCTACCTCCCATCGGTAGTTCCTAAATTCCTTTTGTGCGTTTACGGAGTCTTTGAGAATATATAGTTTGTGGCGTTTCATTATGTCGATACCTAACCGCACGGAGTCAGGCCCTTTCTTGGAAGGCTTTACGTTATGCCCTCGGCGGTGTAGTTCTTCTATCGACTTAGGTTCGGCACTATCGCAAATTATAGGCGTTCGTTCCAGGTTGAGTTTGGCAAGTTCCTGACTTATGTCGCGGTTCGTCATTCCCGTTTTATAAAGGTGTTCTTCAATGTACAAAGAATAGTCCTCGCGCCAAACAGAAACAAGCGCGGTTGGATCGTTGGTAAAACCCCAATCCATTCCATAGGCTACTAACTTGGCCCGTTCGGGTATAGCGTCAGCCATTTGCCATTGTGGGAATATCGCGGCGGTATTTACGCCACGTTCCCCAAGTCCATAGATACGCCAAAAGTTTTCGTCTGTTTCTTTAAAGCGTTCTATCTCGTCTATAACGGATTGTTCTAAGAAGGGATTGTCGAGGTAGGTAGTTTGGAAGAAGTCCACATCTTCGCGCTCTAAGATATGTTCGTAAATCCAATGATGCTCGTCCGAAGGGTTATAGTCTATAAATATCCTTCCCGTTGTTCTAAGTAGTAATTGCCTCCAATCCTCCAACGTTATTTCGTTAGCCTCGTTAACATACAAAATGTCCCGCTTTCGGCCTCTTAGTTTTTGTGGCTGATCGGTACTGATAAACTCTATAAGGTTTCCAAATAGGTTATAGGTGGCGTTGCTTTTGTTGTGGTGTTCTTCGTAGTAGTTTCCACCTTCGGTAAGTATCTGCATGAAGTCACGCATAATTGACGAACGCAAAGCGGGGAATGTTTTACGTACTATCGTTATTACAATACCCGCACCCCTATTCTTAAAACAAAGCTCTATTATAACCTGGCACAGTGAGAAGGTCTTTCCGCTACGACTACCCCCTTGGTGGACTTGAATCTTCGCCTTAGACTTCTTCGCTTGGTAGTATGTCGTGGGTTGCTTAGTCAAATAAGCGGTCGTTGCATATTTCTTCTAAGTCGCGTCCATCTTCGTCTTGTAAAATGTCGGCATACATTCCGTGTAAATACCACTCTTTTACAATTTGCCATACCTCTAATTCAGTTAGCTTCTTTTCTTTGATTATATCATTCATCATCAAACCATTTAAAGGGTTTAGGTTCGTTAATCTCTATTTGTTGCTTCTCTACATATCCCCGATTCTTTCCCTTGGTCTTTAAATAGAATATCGTACTACTGGGAACCTTCTCTTTTATTTGTTGGTGTAGTGAGCTTTCCGCAAAGTCTATCGCGCTTTCTTGTATATCCTTTACCGCATCGGCATAGTCGGTATCTTCTTCTAACCAACGGTAGTGAGTACGCCTTTCTATATTGCACGACTTAGCGGCGGTAGTTACGACGCCAAGGGATCGTTCAAGTGCGTCAAGAAAATCTTTTTTATTATGTGACATTTGTGACTTTGTTACGTTTGGGTGAATGAACTTACCCATACTATTTGAATACTAAAATTAGTAATAAGACTACCCAGGTTATAGCAATACCCCAAAGAATACAAGCAATGTACTTCTCTTGTCTAATTGTTAGGTTTAGGCTTTTCTTTTTTGTTAGGTAGTCGTGGTCGTTCATTCTTTTTAAGTCGTGGCTATTCATTAGTGCGCTTGTGTCATTACTTCTAAGTCGTCTATTTCTCTTGTAGCTTTCTTACCCGTAAAGTCTTCCCATCGCTTTACTATGACATCGCAATACTTCGGGTCTAATTCCATTCCGTAACATTTGCGGTTTGTTTTCTCTGCTGCTATTAGTGTTGAACCTGAACCTAAGAATAGGTCTAATATTAAATCTTTATTTTCTGAAAAGTCTATTAGTACTTCTACAGTTATTTTTAAGGGCTTTTGCGTTGGGTGAACTCTTTTACCACTTTCGCCTTCCCGAACCATTCCATTCCAAGTACACTTATATTTTTTTATTGCAACTCCTTTTTTATTAGTCCAAGCTAACTCACAGTCACTAAAAGTTGTTCCCGTAGGTCTGTCTTTATCCCATACAATCCAAGAAGTTCCTAAAGGAAGTTTGTCGTGAAAATAGTTTGCACCCCAAATTATTTGCTTATTTCCAATACTTAACAAATATGTAGGGTCAAAGTATGTGTCATCACCTATAACTTCCCTATACTTTCCTTCTTTCGCAAGAACACCTTTTCCGATGTTTCCTTTTTTACTAACTACTGAAATTCCATAGGGCGGGTCAGTAAATAACAAATCTGCCTTCTCTCCATCCATAAGAATCTCTACCGCTTCTTTGCTCGTAGAATCCCCACACATAACCCTATGTTCTCCAAGTATCCAAACGTCGCCTAACTTGGTTATCGGTTCTTCAGGTGCTTCGGGTACGTCGTCTTCGTCGGTGAGACCTTGCATCTCTTCGGGTTCGGTATCCCAAAGGTCCATCCCCCAGTCGGTCAGGTCGTCAATGTTCCATTCGTTAGCGAGTAGGTCATAGTCCCAATCTCCAAAGGATAGGTTGTCCTTAATCATAAACTCGTCGCGCTTCTCTTGTGTCCACTCCGTGACATCTATTACCGAGACTTCGCGGTAGCCTAAATCTTTCATCGCCAGAAGGCGCATATTCCCCCCAACTACTACCCCTTCGGCTACGACTAAAGGTCGCACCTCTAACATTTCGGGGAACTCTTTAACCGATGACTTCAGCTTCTTGAACTTCTCCTTGTTCAGACTGCGGGGGTTGTTCGGGTCTATCCTCACTTGACTGATCGGTACTTTTTTGGTTTGTATATTCATCTATGGATTTTATTACAGACTTGAGTAGTTCCAAGAAGTTTGGGTTGGCTACTGCTAAGTCTAATAGAATATTTAAAGAATCGTTGTTCTTGTGGTCGATATTTATAATCTCACGCTTTCGGGTAAACACTAAAAAGTCTTCCGATTCGTTTATATGGCGTTTGGCTTTCTTGGCGGTCATTATGCTTGAATAAATTTAAGTTGCATATTCTTTAACTCTTTGTCAAATTCTATTAGTTCTTGGGTTATCCTAACCTGGTAGAGTGCCGTTGCGTGGTTGGTGTAACCTACCGTACTTGCGATGCGGTCATAAGTCCATCCCTTACTTCTGAGGTGCAAACAACACAACCTTCGGGCGTCTACTATCCTTCTTACCCTACTCGTGGATTGTACTTGTTCCCAAGTTACCCCCAATCTTTTTACGCCACGAATACATTGGTCTATTGCTACCGATCCTTGATATTGCCAATCTGTTTGCGCTAATTTACCTACCATCATCCACGGGTGCATTGTTTCCTTTATCATATTCACAACTTGATTCATATACTTTGAGAAGTTCAATGTACATATTTTTATTGCAAGATGAACACGAGGTAGGTTTCTTTTTAACACCAAAGACTTCTTCATAAAGTTTATAGAACTGGCCACTCGTTTCGCGTCCTAAGTTTGCGTGGCTTCGGTACTTTACTTGTAGGACATCCCTAAAAAACGTTTGTTGTTCTTCGTTCATTTGTTCTATGTGACGTCTTGGGAACATCTTGTTAAGGCGTTCCCGTCTTTCGTCACATCCGCAATCGTCGCCGAAGAAAGTCTTCACGACCTTTTCTATTCCCGTTGCTTTTGTTATAGCTGCGATGTCATCGCCTAAACCCTTCCTTTTGGACTTCATCTTTTATATAGTTTCGTACTTCTAAAATTGCTTTATATAAAGTGCTACGGCTTATCCCCGTTTCTTTGGCCATAGAGCTTAGGCTATGTTCGTCCCCGTAATAGATCGCGAAGCAATTCTTTTCGAACCACTCTACATTCTCCAACTTCTTTTCTATAAACGCCAAGACCTTTTCGTTAAATACCTTTGCGTCCACATCCGAAAGGTTATGTATATGCCTCAAATGTTCTGAGGCTTTTCTATGCCTCTCTTTTGGCTTCCGATATTTGTAGTGGTATTTACTTGACGTACTGCGGTAGTTATTTATGCAAAGGCGTATAATCCAAAACCGCATCTGTTTCTTCTCTATAATCCGTGCCATCTTTTCCGCATCCGCTTCCAGTACCATTAGGATTACTTCGTGGGCCAGGTCTTCGAAGTCGGGGGCGTGGCCTTTCGTTATCACCTTGGCGATTTCAATTACAGAATCATAGTTCTCGCCTATGTATTTTTTGACCACTTCCAAGGCTACGAAATTTCTTTAACTAATTTCTCAAAGTGCTTAATCTTTTCTAACAACTCGTCGTTAGTAAATCGGGCGGGTTGGTTGCTTTGAAGCATAATATCAATGGCCGTTCCTTCTCCGTAGTCTTCGTCTAAATGCAAAGCGAAGAGATGTTGTTCACCCCCGCGAAATCCATTACAACGTTTACACTGTGGTTTGACATTTTTACTATCGCCGTCTTCTTCGTGCCACCTGGTAGCGTACTTCCCTCTTGACTGAAAATGTCCCGCGTCGCATTCGTACTTCCAATTCTTACTCACTCCACACGTATAGCAATTGACTTGCCCCGTATGGTCGGCGTCTTTGGACCTTACCCAAATACTAAAAATTTTGTCAAGTTTTTTGACTATTGTTGATCGCTTCACAATAGTAGATAGATAAAACCCAAAATCATTATTATTATCTCGTTTATCCTTATGCTATCGCTTATGTAATACTCTACCCCTACGTCTACAAACGCAATTAGAACCATCGCTATAACAAGAC